TGATGCCATTTAAGATGAGTGCAGCGGATAAAGATCGGGTGATCAAAGCCCTATCTATACCGCATGGTGATGTGCAGCTAAGGTGCGATGGTTATCGTGTGAGCCTGAGCGTCGAGTATTCCAAATCTTTGACCTATAGAGTAATGACATACGTCAATTTTGCATTTAAAGGGGTATGGATTTCACATGACTCCACAGCTCCAGAGCGCAAATTTTTACGTCCTGTCAAAAGCGCACTGTATAGCCCAAAAGAGCTTAAAAGAATCGAAAGCGAGTACGGTAAACGTAAGCTCAAGGAATTTATTGCAAAACATCAAAAGATTTTTATTTATGTCGCACCAGACTGGGCAAGTGGTCGAGCTGCGATAAATCATTTATGCAAAGTCTGCGACAGTATCGAAATATTGGATGTCGGTCATGACTAGCCGCCGCCAACGCCTCGCCGCAATCCATATGGGCAAAAAAGCCCTAGGGCTGGATGAAGACACCTACCGCGACATGCTCGAAAGTGCTGCCGGTGTGCGCTCTGCTGCCGATGCCACCGAAGATGGACTGATCAAAATCTTGAAGCGGATGCAAGACGCTGGTTTTGATCAGCGTCCACGCCGCGACTTTGGCCGCCGCCCCAACCTGCCCCAGCGCGACAAGTCGGAATTGATCAAAAAGATTGAGGCGCTGCTCGCTGATGATGGCAAGCATTGGAATTATGCCGTGGGCATGGCTCGCAAGATGTTTGGTAAAGAGTCGATTGAGTTTTGCAGCCCAGAAGAGCTGTACAAGATTGTTGCAGCACTGGAATACGCCAAGAAACGCAGGGAGAAAAAACATGCAACAACTGATTGATCAACTGCCCGAATCGCTTAAAAAGATTGTGGAACTGACGGATTTTGAAAGCACATTTGCTTTGGTTGAGCGCCACGGTGGTACGACGTTTCATGTCCCACCCTTTAAGATGATTCACCCACATCATGATCTGGCACTTTTGATTGGGTTGGATAATGCGCTGAAACTTGCTCGCTATTACAGTGGGGACAGCATTTATCTGCCGCGTGCGTCACATTATCTGCAAGCGATTCGTGACGAAAAAATCCGCGCTGATGCTGACACATTGACCACTGCCCAGCTCGCCCTCAAGTACAAACTGTCTGAGCGATGGATTCGTAAAATCAAAGTCAGTGGCTTACAGACGCACATGCCAGATACACGACAGCTAGGACTCTTTTGACATGCAGCCGATCTCGATGCCCCCACACTGTTGGGGGCTTTTTTATGCCAAAGGAATGACTTCCGCCTGATTTTTTGTGCACCAAACAACCAAACTAAAAGCTGCTTATACCGAAAAACCGAAAAGCACCCAAAACCTTTGACGTGGAGGTGTGCCATGTAAACAGGAGCGGCATCATGCCTAAAGTGATCAGCAACATTGTTGTGCATTGTTCAGCAACCCCGAATGGGAAACCGTTTGGGGTCAAAGATATTGATAAATGGCATAAAGACCGAGGGTTTAAGCGCATGTCTGCGTTTGTTGCCCAGTTTAACTCAGACCTCAAACACGTCGGCTACCACTTTGTCATCGCGTTAGATGGCACAGTACAAACTGGCCGCAGCACTGATGAAATCGGGGCGCATGTGTCGGGGCACAATACCGGATCAATCGGCATTTGCATGATTGGCACAGACAAGTTTACTCAGGCGCAATGGGCTGCCCTGCACAAACTCGTGCGCAATCAGAAGGCATTTTGGCCGAATGCACGGGTGTGTGGCCATCGCGACTTTAGCCCAGACAAAAACAAAGACGGCAAAATCACCCCCAATGAATTTATCAAGGTTTGCCCTTCTTTTGATGTAGCCACATGGTTCAACGGCGGCAAAAATCCAATCATCCCAAGCAAGAATGTTTTGGGGTGAGCCATGCCAAAACTCGTACCAAATTGGCGGCAAGCCGTCCGGTGGTTTTCTGTGCGTGCGATGACGTTGGGCATTGCACTGCAAGGCGCATATATGGCGCTGCCCCCTGAAATGCTCGCCACACTGCCACCTCATGTTGGGCAGTGGGTCACAGTCGCAGTACTTGCGTGCGGCATTGTTGGGCGGGTGATCGCCCAGCCGGAGGCGAGTGATGGTTGATTGGATAGATCATGCAGCCGAACAAGAACAGCTTGCACGGGATGCCGCGCTGGCTGCTCGCCCCATATTTCAAGGTACATCATTGACCACCTGTGAAGATTGCAGCAACCCTATTCCACCCCAACGTCAACAAGCGATTGCTGGCGTGCGCTTGTGTGTGGATTGCCAAGCTGCGTTAGAGGTGTGCAACCGATGACCCTACAACTTGAATTTTATCAGTTTGCCATGCTGCTGATTACCGTACTCGGTGCGGTGATTGGCGCGGTCAAGGTGATTTGGTCACGCATCGAAAAGAACCTCGATCAAAACTTTACCACCATTGAAAAGCAGCTTTCAGATGTCGCCAAACAAGCTGCAAAAGGTCAGGAAGAAATTCGGGCGCTTGAGCTTAAATTCATGGAATTTAAGGCGGAAATGCCACGCATGTATGTGGCGCGTGAGGACTATATCCGTGGGCAAACCGTCATTGAGTCTAAATTGGATGCTGTGGCCGCAAAACTGGAACTGGTTCAAATCCGCCAAGGGGTAAGCAATGGCAACAAATGATATGGCTCGTGCACGCCGTGAGGGTATGCGCTGGAATTTATTAAACGCATTACACAAGGCTCGCCCTGTTGGGTGTCTGGATGTTTTGCTGCTTGATGTCATGCGGGCAATTTACAGCGGTGTCACACCAACTGAATTGCATAGTGAGCTGGAGTACTTGGAAGACCGGCAACTGGTCAAGATCGACAAAAAACCAGATGGGCACTGGCACAGTGAGTTAAACCACAATGGGGTCGATGTTGTTGAGTATGCCGTAGATTGCCCCGTTGGTATTGCACGCCCACAAATGTATTGGAATTCATAATATGGCTCGGCAATCAGCAATTGATGCTTTAGCACCAGAAGACCGGCAGTGGTTAGACAAACAGCTTACTGACAGGGGCTTTTGTGGCTATGAAGAAGTCGCAGATCTGCTGGCTGCTCGTGGCTATAGCGTTGGTAAAAGCTCAGTGCATCGGTATGGTCAAAAGCTGGAGCGTAAACTTGGAGCAATCCAAGCCAGTACGCAAGCTGCAATGCTGATTGCCGATGCCGCACCAGATGATGCTGACCAACGCTCTAACGCGGTGTTGTCGCTGATCCAAACCGAAATCTTTAACGCCTTGGTTGATTTTCAAGAGGCCACGGATAATGAAGAGCCAATGACGCCAGCCGACCGTCTGACCTTACTTGCCAAGGCTGGCAAAGGAATTGCTGATTTATCAAAAGCCTCGGTCAATCAAAAGAAATGGCAGCTTGAGGTGCAGGAAAAAGCCAAAAAAGCTGCTGAAGCGGTGGAAAGCATTGTTAAAAAAGGCGGCCTGTCACAATCGGCTGCTGATGAGATCAAGCGGCAAATCTTGGGCATTGCATCATGACAGCCACTGCCCTGCTGAAATCGACCGCCAGAGATAAGACTGCACCACCACCAGTCATGCTGCCGTATCAACAGCGGTGGATTGCCGATAAATCGCAGCTTAAAGTCATCGAAAAATCACGCCGTACAGGGATCACATGGGGCGAGGCAGCAGATAATGTGCTGACCGCTGCCAGTGACCGGACAGCAGGTGGCCAGAATGTCTATTATGTCGGCTACAACCAAGACATGACGATGGAATATATCGACGCTTGTGCGATGTGGGCACGGGCGCTTGGGCACGCTGCCAGTGAGATCGGCGAAGAAATCTGGGAAGACGGCGACAAGCATATCAAGACGTTTGTGATTCGATTCCCTCATTCTGGCTTTCGGATTACTGCATTGACGAGCCGTCCCAGTAACTTGCGCGGTCGGCAGGGCGTGGTGGTACTCGATGAGGCCGCATTCCATGAATCGCTCGATGAGCTGCTGAAGGCTGCACTTGCATTAATGATCTGGGGCGGGTCGGTGCATGTGATTAGCACACACAATGGCGACGATAACCCATTTAATGAGTTGGTCAATGAGATTCGCTCGGGCAAGCGCAAAGGGTCGATTCAGCGCATTACCTTTGATGAAGCAGTGGATGAGGGCTTGTATCAGCGCGTCTGTTTGCGCCGTGGCATTGATTATGATGCTGCTGAGGAACAAGCGTGGAAAGCCGATATTTATCAGACCTATGGTGATGCGGCTAGTGAAGAGCTTGATGTAATTCCGTCTAAAGGCGGTGGCCGGTGGCTTTCACAGGCATTGCTTGAGCGATTGCAAG